TTTCTCAAGGTAGTGGTGCTAATGTAACTATTCCGCCAGGAGATACTAAAGCAATTTATTTAGATGGTGCGGGTTCTGGTGCTGCTGTCGTTGATGCTTTTGCGAGTCTATCTACAGTAGATTTAAAAGTACAAGACGATTTAACAGTTACGGATGATGCCTCAGTAGGTGGGGATTTAGCTGTAACGGGTGCCTTAGACGTTGATGGAGCTACTACAACAGATGGCATCACAAACGCTGGTAACTTTGTTACAGATGGTGGCACAATAAAATTAGACGGAAACTATCCTACGGGTACAGGCAACGTGGCTTTAGGTGATACTGCACTTGATAGTATTCAAAGTGGTGGTAACTATAATGTTGCTATTGGTAGAAACTCTTTAACTGCTACTACAACTGGTGATAACAATACAGGAATAGGTAATGCTACATTAACAACAAATTCAACTGGTGGAAATAATACCGCAGTTGGTGGAAATGCTCTTGAAAGTGCAACTACAGCAGATAACAATACTGCTGTTGGATATGCGGCTTTAAATTTAAACACTACAGGCACACAAAACGTAGCAATAGGCTCTAACGCACTAGATGCTGCCACAACTGCTTCAGCAAACATAGCTATAGGACATGATGCTCTTGGAGCAACAACTACAGGTGGATTTAACACAGCTGTAGGAAATTCTGCATTAGATGCTAATACTACTGGTGCATCAAACATAGCTATAGGAGACACTGCTTTAGGAGCAAATACAACAGCATCTAGTAATGTTGCAGTTGGTAATTCAGCTTTAGCAGTAAACACCACAGGAGCTGATAACGTAGCTATTGGTAGATTAGCATTGTCTGCAAATACGACAGGAGCTTCTAATACTGCTATAGGTAGAGATGCACTAGAAGCTAATACCACAGCGAACAATAACACAGCAGTAGGTATTGATTCATTAAAAGCAAACACGACAGGCACGAGAAATAATGCTTTTGGAGCTGCAGCATTAGATGCAAACACTACAGCTTCTTATAATAATGCTTTTGGGTACAATGCGTTAGGAGCAAATACTACAGGTGCAGAAAATGTAGCTATGGGCGATCTTGCTTTGCAAGACAATACAACTGGTGGTAAAAATACTTCAGTAGGTACAAGTTCTTTAGCATCTAATACCACAGCAAGTAATAACACAGCGTTAGGTTATGCAGCTTTAAATTCAAACACTACAGGCACGAGAAACACATCAGTAGGAGGTAATTCTTTAGACGCTAATACAACAGCTAGTGACCAAGCAGCTTTTGGCTATAATAGTTTGACTGACAACACTACAGGATGTTGTCTTAGTGCTTTTGGTTCTTCAGCTCTAGCAAATAACACCACAGCAGATTACAACACAGCTGTAGGTTATCAAGCTATGTTTACTAATACTACAGGAACTAGTAATGCTGCACTTGGTAAAAATGCCTTAGTAAATGCTACTACCGCTAATCATAACGTAGCACTCGGAACGGATGCTTTTCAATCGGCTACTACAGGGTTTGAGGGGGTAGCAGTTGGGTCTAACGCAGGAGGAAGTGTAACAACAGGAGGAGACAACACACTAATAGGTTATGTTGCGGGTAATCACAATATCGGACTTTCTACGGGTGCTGGTAATGTCATAGTGGGTGCGTATTCGGATGTGCCAGCTACAGACACTAATCATGCAATAGTAATGGGTTATGACGTGACAGGGGTAGGTGCAGATAACTTTACTTTTGGTCGAGGCAGCGTTGATTCTAATATAGCATTTGGAGCAACTTCAATTACTGCACCTTCCGATATAAGACTAAAAGAAGATATTGAAGATGAACAAGTAGGTTTAGAATTTATAAATGAATTAAGACCAGTTACATTTAGATGGAAAAAAGCTAAAGATGTGTCAGAAGAATTAACACTACATAAAGCTGATTCAGAAGAAAGAGTAATGAATGGTAAATACAATCATGGCTTTATAGCACAAGAAGTTAAAGAAACTATAGATAAATATAATTTAAAAGATGGTTTTGATATGTGGCAAGAAGATGAAGAAGATGGCAGACAAAGAATAGGTGATGCCTCTTTGATGCCTATTTTAGTCAAAGCAGTACAAGAATTATCAGCAAAAGTTGATGAATTAGAAAATAAATTAAATTAAGGAGTAAAAAATGGCAGTAACAAAAGCTATAACAAAATGTACCCCATACGTTAACAGCAGTAGCAAAGTTGATAAATGGGCTATAGAAATGAAATATGAAAATGGTAGTGAAGGTGATTCAACCTATTACACTTCTACTTTTAGTATTACAGTAAATCAAACCGATACTAACCCTGATGGCAGCACCACAACTAATTTTACGTTAAAAGCTAAAAGCAGTTGGTCAAATGCAGATTTAGTAGCTCTTTGTCCTGTTTCACACTGGGACACAGTATTTGCTAGTCAAGTAGATTCAGTAATAACTAATCCGCCAGTAGCAAGCACTCCCGATCAAGCATTTAGCGTACCTAGTTAATGGCAGAAGTAACTGTACATAATATGCCTTCTGTTTTTGTTATGGAAACAGAAATGCCGTTAAGTATGGTAACGGATATAAACGATTATTTAGATGAATATAAAGAAACGGAAGATAAAAAATCTTTAGCTGATACATTAGTTGGACAAATAACTCAAGGCGAACAATTATTGTTAGACAATGGCGATAAACGCATTAAAGAATATACCGATTTTATTTGTTCGTTAGGTGCGGATTATATAAATTTTTTTAGTCAAAACACTGGCACGCAATTAAATCATCCAAAAGCAGTAGCCGTTGATGAGACTTGGTCCGTGCATAGTTACGCTGGCGATTACAACCCCATACACGATCACGGCACTAAAACCATTATGGGTATCTCTACCACTGGCTGGACTAAAGTACCGCAACAAATATTAGAGCAACCAACGGCTGGTTCACAAAATTATTCTTTGTATCAAGCGTCAGGCGATTGTGATGGCTATATAGCTTTTCAATATGGGCGTAATGAATTAATGAATACGGAAAGATTAAGACCTCCACAATCTTTCGTTATAAAACCAGAAGTAGGAAAATTATTAGTTTTCCCTTCTTGGTTACAACACATGGTTTATCCATTCAAAGGTGAAGGTGAAAGACGCACTATAGCTTCTAACCTTAACTGTTGGGATATGCCAGCACAACCACAAGAAACACAGGAGTAAATTATGACTTGGTGGCAAAAATTTAAAGACTTCTGGATTACCGACAGCACAAAACCTGTCGAAGAAAATCCAGACGATTATGAAACAGTCAGAGCTAGAAATAAAAAAGGCCGATACGTTGCTGACGATCCAGACACGCCAGAAAACGAAGCCTACACGCGTCGCAAAAAAAAGAAAAAGAAATAACATGGCTACAGCCAAAGACGCGTTACACAAAATAGAAACGCATGAAAAAGAGTGTGCGTTACGCTATGAGAACATTGAAAAACGCCTAGAAGAAGGCTCAGAAAAATTCAAACGCCTAGAGAATTTACTCTGGGGAGTTTATCCTTTCATAGTCGGCGCTATTGTCGTCACTAGATTTTTATGAACGAAGAAAAGATAATAACCGACAATACCATAGTCGAAAAAGAAACACCGATCAAAAGAAAACTTGAGCTCGATATAGACGTTACACCTAAGAATGACGGCGATAATCCTTTTGCAAAATGGGTCCACCTAGCTAAAACCATAGATGCCTGGCGCATTTTTCCGAGGATCTTCGTTAGCGTTTACATTGTCTTACTTTACAAAGTTGTCATTTGGTTTATGGCCTTGCCAGAACCAAATCTGGAACAGTCAGCTTTAGTGTCTATAGTGGTTGGTGCGATGGCAGCGGTGTTTGGTATTTATGCTGGCACATCCGGGCAAAGTAAAAAGTTTAAAGGCGAATAATGGAAGTCTTTAATCTGATAGCGGAGCTAGGTGTACCGATAGCGGGTGCTTTGATTATGGCTTATTTTATTTTTTTAGTGATGAAACAACTCATGGATGGCTTGGTTGGCGAAATCAAAACTGTGCAAGGGATAACGCAGATGTTGATTACCAGAGCTTCGATTATGAACAACGACATGATTCGTATTGATACTTTGGTATCGGCCGCTCTTGATTTATCCCCCGACTTGGATCGCATTGCTAGGGCTGAAAACTTTGTCGAAGACGGCAAAATCGACGCTCGTAGAGACTAAGCATGGATGTCGTACAATTAGTCGCGGACTTTGGCTTCCCGGTAGTTATGGTCGTTGGTTTAGGCTATTTTGTTTATTATGTTTGGCAGACGATAACCAATACGATAGATCCTGCTGTCCAAGAAATGAAAACTACTATCATACGTCTAACTGACCAATTACGACTTTTAGACCAAGATATGATACGCTTGAAAGAGAAGGTAGGGACAGTTATGGAACTCAAAGAGGAAAATAAGCTGAAAGATGAGAAGACAGAAAAGCCAAAAGACGCTGGAACAAGAAAGAAAATTTAAAGATTGGTTTGCCTTTATTGGCATGGGTTTTATAATCTTTACACTCATATTTGGTTCAATTCAGAGTGTCTTTGCTGACCAAATTACCTATAAATTTAAAAGTCCAAGTTTCAATGGTGTCGGTACATCGAGTCACTATTTAACGATTGAAAACCAAGAATACTCTCGTAGATTGACTCTGAAAGAAGAACTCAAAGCTATTCAAGACGAAATTGAACGCGACAAAGAAAACACGACGTTGGCTCGTTTTGTGCGTAATTTAGAGTCCAGAGTCTATGCGCAACTATCTAGGCAGCTCGTGGAAAACCTATTTGGCGATGTGACAAAAACCTCTGGCACCTTAGAGCTAGAAAACAACTTAATAAGTTATACTAGCGATGGCGTGACAATAACATTAACAATTACAGACCCAGATGGTAATACGACTGAAATTTCTCTGCCTATTGGCTCTTTTACTTTCTAGTTGTGCAATTCACGAAGTAATCCAGGACACCGAAAAGCAAAGATACAAAAGCAAAGGTACAACCGAAGCTACTATTTACGATTTGCAATCCAAAGCTCTGCTCAAGGTTTTGCCACCAAAAACTATGCCTGTCGTTGCAGTCTATGGCAATGCTTTTACCGATCAGACTGGTCAAAGAAAAAGTAACAGTGAATTTGCTTTGTTTTCTACAGCTGTTACTCAAGCTCCTAGCGCTTTGCTAGTTAGAGCGCTCAAACATGCAGCCGATGGTAAATTTTTTCGTGTCGTTGAACGTGTCGGTTTAGATAACCTAGTTAAAGAACGTCAGTTAATCAGATCTGCACGAGAACAGTTTGCTGAAAAAGAAGAAGACAAAACCATCCAGCCACTTTTATTTGCTGGTGTCTTGCTTGAGGGTGCTGTCCTAAGTTATGATACTAACTTAACGAGTGGAGGCACAGGTGCTAGGCTACTCGGCATTGGTGGTAGTGTTCAGTACCGAGAGGACACGGTAAGCGTGAGTTTACGGATGGTTTCTGTTGCTACTGGCGAGGTACTTTTAGAAGTAACCAGTCAAAAGACCATATTTAGCTATGGTAAATCCAACGACGTATTTAAGTTTTTTGAAGCTGGTACGGAGTTGATTGAAATAGAAATAGGTTCGGCTCGAAATGAAAGTACCACAATAGCTTTAATGAAAGCCATTGAAAGTGCTGTTTTAGAACTAATAAATTTAGGTTATGACAGGAGTTTTTGGACACATGAAGTTGAAATTACTAAGCCTTGCACTACTGATGAGTGCGACGATATACGCGGCTGATAACGAAATCTACATCGATCAATCTGGTACACAAGCCAACATAGATTTAGAGCAAATCGGTAGTAGCAATATTATCGGTGGCCTACAAGCCGCAGCTGGCTCGATGACGCCACTAGATTTAGATGGCAATAACATGACCCTTGACATAAACATGATTGGTAATTCCAACAAGTTTTTAGGTGATATTTGGGCTGACTCTTATACCGGGTTTTTTCAATTAGACGGAGATAGCAACGTCTTTACCATGCAAACCGACCCTAGCAATACTTATGGAGCTGATAGCTCAAATGTCAATGTCAACGTCACTGGTGGCTCTAATGCTATGACTTTGAATCATGCAACCTCAGCTCTAGCTAGTCAGTTAGACTTAGATTGGATTATCAACGGTTCTAGTAATCAGATTACATCTAATATTAATTACGACGGTGCAACTAATTTTATGGACATTGATGGTAATGCAAACAGCATAAACTTTACGGGTAGTGGCTATGCTGGAGGCTATTTTTATTGGGACCATACGGGAAACAACACTGCTCTTAACATTCAACAGCTGAGTACCCAAGACAATGACTGGCTCAAAATTATATCTATATCAAACAATTCTGGTAATGACGCTTCTACCTTGTGTGTCATTCAAAACGACCAAGGCACAAGCACAGGTTGTTGAAAGTATTGGCGATATATCAGAGCTCAATGGTCAAGCACAAATAGTTAGAGATCAGCCTTACGACGCTGAGTTACAGTTTTCAATTCAACAAAACGATGAAGCCATAACCAACAATGGTCGCATGGCTATTACTTTTTTAGATGATAGCACTGTCCGTCTGACTGAACATTCACAACTGATTGTGGACGAATATATCTTTGACCCAGATCCGTCAAAATCCAAGATGGCTTTGACTTTTGGTTTGGGTACAGCACGATTCATTACAGGTAATTTAGCGAGAATTGATAAACAAAACATCAAACTAAAAACACCAACAGCAAACATAGCTATTCGTGGTACAGATTTTACAACCACCGTAGACGAATTAGGCCGCAGTCTAATCATTCTTTTACCAGACCCTTTTGGTTTGTCTAGTGGCGAGATAGAAGTCACCACTGCCACAGGGTCAGTCATACTTAATCAGCCATTTGAAGCCACCACGGTATCGGTGTTTGAAGCTAACCCAACGCCACCAGTCATCTTAGATTTGACTCTAAATGCTATTGATAACATGTTGATTGTTAGACCGCCTAAGCGTGAACAAATAGTGCAAACCGAACAAAGTCGCACCAAACGGGCAAATTTATTAGATTTCAATGATTTAGATGTAGATTATTTGGATGAAGACTTTTTGCGCAACGACGATTTGGAGTTTACTGAGCTTGATATTAATTATTTGGATGTAAATTTTTTAGAAGATTTGTTAGATGTATTAGACGCTCTAGCGATTGGTGACGAAGAAGACCAGTTGCAACAAGTAACTGGGATAAACGTATCTGGCACTTTGCTTGGTCAAGACCCAGACACGCAAATAACCACTATTGTGACAGGCCAACAAGTTAGTTTACGGCGCATGGTCAGTGATTCCGCTCGGGTAGATGTCAATGGTAACAATGCTTACACTGTAATATTTATACAAGATGGTACGTCTAATGTTGTTAAAATAAATGGCGGTAGTGATTCAACCATTACTATCACACAAAGTAATTGATGAAATATTTAATATTACCTTTGCTTATATTACTGACTTTACCTTTGGTTTTTGTCAGCACCCCTACTGAAATCCTCAAACTAAAAACTTTTGATACCTTAGTCAAACCGCAAACAGAAAGCGGTAATTTTGTAATTTTAAATATAACCGAAACAGATTTACAAAAAGAAGGCGGTTGGCCTATGCCTAGAAGCAGATTAGCAGAACTAAACGAATTGCTATTAGCAAAAGGTGCAACTGGCGTTGGCTGGGTCATAGCCTTTCCTCAACCAGATCGTTTGAATGGCGACCAAGAGTTTGCCGATTCGTTGCGTTTAGGACCTAGCATCTTAGCTACTTTTGAAAACTCTGCTGGTGTTTTTCCGAAAACGACTGGCACTATAATCAAAGGTAATTCAGTCGCAGGCTTAGAAACCATAGGCGTCATAGAAAATACCGAAGTTTTAAAAAACGCTACCGCTCAAGGCATAGCGGTTGCACCAGTTGATGTCGATAATTTAGTAAGGCGTTTGCCTTTGCTTTTACGCACACCAGACGGTTGGGTTTCAGCTTTTGGTACTGAGGTCTTAAAAGTCCTAACTGGCACTCGCTCCTACATTATTACCACTAACGAAATAGGCATACAAGAAATAGCAGTGCGTGGTCTACCACCAGTTAAAACTGACAAATTTGGGCGCAAATGGATTTCTTGGGTAAACACTCCCGAAACAAATTTGGCTGAGATGAATGTGGCTGGACGTTTCGTTTTTGTTGGTATTACAGCGCCCGGTATCATGCCACAGCTTGCTACACCCATAGGTTTGTTAGAGCCACATAAAATTCAAGCGGCTTTGTCTGAAAGCATTTTGATACAAGACTCACCTATAATTCCAGAATACAGTCTACTTGCAGAGCTCCTAATTTTAATAACCACAGCTTCTTTAGTTTGGTTATTGTTATTTTATTTAGGCATAAGCGCAGGTTTGATTAGTGCTAGTATGGTCTTCATAGGCACTACAATCTTAGGCGTTTATCTAATTCGTATGGGCTTGTTAATAGACGTAACCTGGACACTTATCAGTCAAACCTTGGTTGGAGCCACGGCTTTTTATTTACGCTTTCGTGAACAATTTAAGTTGCGTCTGCAAATAAAAAAACAATTTGAGCATTATTTAGATCCTAAACAGGTCAAACGATTGCAGTCTAAACCTGAGCTTTTAAAATTAGGCGGTGAGAAAAAGACAGCAACATTTTTATTTACTGACCTTCGTGGTTTCACTGCTTTATCGGAAAAACTAGAACCACAAGCAGTTACAGAAATAATGAACCGAGTTTTGTCAGTGCAAACAAAATGTGTTCAGTTCCATGGTGGAATGATAGATAAATTTATTGGTGATGCAATGATGGCAATATTCAATGCACCGTTGGATTTGATAGATCACGAGGATAGTGCGATTTCATGTGCTTTGGACATATGTGATGAAATAGAATTTTTAAATGTTGAACTAGCAAAAGAAAATAAACCACCAGTTGCAATAGGCATTGGCATTAATACTGGGGAAGCCATAATCGGCAACATGGGAAGTGATACAAGGTTTGATTATACCGCCATTGGTGATTCTGTGAATGTAGCAGCAAGACTTGAAAGTGCAACCAAAGAGCAAGGTGTTGGGATATTGATTGGAGAGAACACACAATTTAATTCTTGTCACAACCTCTCTTTAGAAGCTAGAATCAAGGTTAAGGGTAAAAAATTACTTCTTAATGTTTATACAACAACATGAAAATAAACCTAATATTAGGAGCAATGCTCTTAGCTACAATAACTGGGTCTGGAATGTACATCAGGTCTTTGCTGTCTGAAAACGCAATCTTACAAGCCAACCAAGTGATATTGACTGACAAAATAGCCGAACAAAACGAATCCATCAAAAATTATCTACAAAAACAAAAGGAGACCATGCAAGAAATGGCAGCTTTAGAAGATGCAAAGCAAGAAGCCATGCGTTCTGTTACAGAATTAAGAAACAAATTTGCCCGTCACGATCTGAACAATTTAGCTTTGATGAAGCCTGGCTTGATTGAAAGAAGAGTTAATGCAGGCTCAAAAAAAGTTTTTGATGAGTTAATGTCAATTACATCCCCCTATGTAAAAGATGAAAATATCTCTCCTAATAATTAGCTCATTGTTTGTCTTGGGTGGCTGTTCAATACTACCCAAGGCACAACCTGTAGACGTCAGAACGATAGCTGAAATACCGCCCATGTATCACCCGCCTTTACCTTTGGAAATACAAGGTGTGCCAGTCAAATGGAAGGTTTTGACACCAGAAATCATGGAAGAATATTTAGCTTTGGTTAAAGAAGGCAAAGCACCAGCTATGCCGTATTACGCATTAACCACGCAACAATATGAAAATTTGTCAGTCAATATGGCTGAAATAACTAGATACACAAAAAATATTTTATCTATAGTTGAATATTATAGAAATTACGATCAACCAAAAAAGGAGAATAGTGATGAGTGACAATCCAGATGCTTTTGTTTATCAAGCAGAGTTAGATAGGGTGGTAGATGGCGATACCGTAGATGTAATTTTAGATTTAGGTTTTGATGTCAAGTTGCACAAACAAAGAGTACGGCTAGCAGGTATAGACACACCAGAATCAAGAACACGAGATTTAGCTGAAAAAAAATTAGGTTTGGCTGCTAAAGAAAGACTCAAAGAACTTTGTGTTGGAACTTTTAAAATTAAGTCGCTTGGCAAAGGTAAGTACGGCAGAATTTTAGGCATACCGTACACTGAAGATGGACAAGATATATGTCAAATGCTAATCAAAGAAGGACACGCTGTTGTTTACGATGGCGGTAAAAAAAGCAAAGTATGGGGAGATTATTAATGAAAATATCAGAAGAGGGCAAAGCTTTGATAAAAAAGTTTGAAGGTTGTGAATTAGAGGCATATCTATGCCCAGCTGGTTACTGGACGATAGGTTACGGACACATCAAAAGCGCTAAAGAAGGCAAAACTATTAGTCAAAATGAAGCAGATGTTTATTTGACTAAAGATTTAGAGGAATTTGAAAGCTATGTAAATGGCATGGTTAGAGTAGAACTGGAGCAAAACGAGTTTGATGCACTTGTATGTTGGACTTTTAATTTAGGTCCAACAAACTTAGGTTCTTCAACTTTGCTCAAAGTTTTGAATCAGGATAAAAAAAACGAAGTACCAGCACAGATAAAAAGATGGAACAAAGCTGGTGGCGAGGTTTTAGAAGGTTTGATTAGAAGAAGAGAAGCCGAAGCCCTTTTATTTCAAGGCAAAGAATGGCACGAAGTATAGCGATATGCGATACTGACTCTAGGCATTTTATGCTTAGGGTTGTGCGATTACTATGTCACTACCTAATCGTGCAACCCGCTTAATTGTATGGATCTTAACAAACTTAAAGACTTTGATATTCTGTCTGAACAAGACAAACAAGAAGCACTTGCCTTACTTAATAGATACGAACAAATTGACAAACAAGATGAGTGTCAAAACGATTTTATTAAATTTGTAAAACATTTATGGCCAGAATTTATCGAGGGCAGACACCATAAAATTATCAGCGATAAGTTCAATCGCATTGCTCAAGGCAAACTAAAAAGGTTGATTGTCTGTTTACCGCCTCGACACTCAAAATCTGAATTTGCTTCTACTTATTTTCCTGCATGGATGATGGGTAGAAAAGGTGATTTAAAAATAATACAAACCACGCACACCGCTGAATTAGCCGTGCGTTTTGGTAGAAAAGTTAGAAACATTATTGACAGTCAAGAGTACCAGCACATCTTCCCAGAGCTTAAATTACAAGCCGATAATAAGTCTGCTGGTCGTTGGACAACTAATCAAGAAGGCGAAAGTTACTATGCTGGTGTTGGTGGTGCTATTACTGGTCGTGGTGCCGATTTGTTAATTATTGATGATCCTCATTCTGAACAAGATGCCATGTCGCCAAAAGCTATGGAATCAGCTTACGAATGGTATACGTCTGGACCTAGACAGCGTTTACAACCCGGTGGCACGATTGTCATAGTAATGACACGCTGGAGCACCAAAGACTTGGTTGGTAAAGTTTTAAAAAAACAAGGCGAAGAAAATGCCGATCAATGGGAAGTAGTTGAGTTTCCTGCCATCATGCCAGAGTCCGAAGCACCTTTGTGGCCAGAATTTTGGCAAAAAGAAGAGTTACTATCAGTCAAAGCTTCTTTGCCTTTACCTAAATGGAACAGTCAATGGTTACAAAACCCCACTGCTGAGGAAGGCAGTATAGTTAAGCGTGAGTGGTGGCGCAGATGGGAAGAAGATGAAGTACCAGAGTATAATTACGTCATCCAGAGTTATGATACGGCTTTTTCTAAAAAGGACACAGCAGATTATTCTGCTATCACTACCTGGGCTATTTTTGGCGACAAAGACGACAATCCAGAAGGAATAATCTTATTAGACGCAAAAAGAGTTAGAGTTGATTTTCCAGAGCTAAAAAAAATAGCTTTAGAAGAGTATCGTTATTGGGAGCCAGATTGTGTGCTAATTGAAGCCAAAGCGTCTGGGACTCCTTTGACCCACGAGCTTAGAAGGATGGGCATACCCGTTACGGCTTACTCACCAAGTCGAGGTCAAGACAAAGTAGCTCGAATGAACAGTGTCGCACCAATCTTTGAGTCTGGTATGGTCTGGGCACCAGAGCACGAGTTTGCTGATGAAGTTATCGAAGAGATGGCTAGTTTCCCTTATGGCGATTACGATGATTATTGCGATAGTGCAACCATGGCTTTGATGCGTTTTCGTCAAGGTGGGTTTTTATCTTTGAAGGAAGATTATCAAGAGGAAGCAAGACTTTTGCGTAAAAACAGAACTATTTACTATTGATGCCAGTGAAAGAACTAAAAATATTTGTGACTAAATTTATACACGATGAACTTGAGTATGTGGGTCCAGATATTCACGCTGAAAGCTTTGAACAAGCTGAATTGATAGCTGAAATGCAAGGCTTGATTTTAGAGGGCGAGCTGACAGATTTGATTGCAATTAATGACTTTGATAGACCGAAAGTGCTACACTAAAAAATTATGGCTATTGACAAACCGTTAGGAACAGAAAATAACCCTGATGTCAGAGAAACTGGTTCAGCTGTAGAGGTGATGCCAGAAGAATCACGTTCGGATCAAATAAAAAATGCGGCCGAAATCTTAGTAAGCGAACAAGAAATATTAGTAGATGGCGAAATAGGTATGGAAGCTGAAATGCCACCTATGGATTTCAATTCCAATTTAGTAGATTTTATTGATCCAATAGTTTTGCAAAAGTTAGCATCCGATTTAATTAGTTCAGTAGAGAGCGACAAACAATCAAGAAGCGAGTGGGAAAAAACTTACAAAGACGGTTTGCAATATCTAGGCATGAAATTTGACGAGAGCCGTTCGCAACCATTTGAAGGTAGTTCTGGCGTAATACACCCTATCTTGGCAGAAGCAGTCACACAGTTTCAAGCCCAAGCTTACAAAGAAATGTTGCCAGCCAAAGGTCCAGTCAAAACCGAAATAATCGGAGCTCGAACAATAGATACCGAAAATCAAGCCGAGCGCATCCAAGAATTTATGAATTATTACATTATGAATGTAATGGAAGACTATGACCCAGAACTAGACATGTTGTTGTTTTACTTACCTTTAGCTGGTTCTGCCTTTAAAAAAGTTTATTTTGATTTTGTGACCAACAAAGCTGTTTCTAAGTTCATCCCACCAGAAGACTTGATTGTGCCTTATGAAGCTGCTGATTTATCCTCTGCTGAACGAGTCACGCATGCAATTAGCATGTCACTCAATGAAGTCAAAAAACAACAACTGACTGGTTTTTATGCCAATGTCGATATACCAGAAGATGCTTATAGTGACGAAGATTCAGAGATAGAAAACGAGATTGACCAAATTCAAGGTATTGAAGCAAGTTACAAAGAAGATAGAAACCGAATTATTTATGAAATTCATACAGTTTTAGACATTGAGGGCTTTGAAGACATTGACCAAAATGGGAATCCAACAGGTTTAAAACTGCCTTACATAGTGACGATTGACGAGGCTTCACAACGAGTTCTAGCGATTAGAAGAAACTTTGTCGAAAACGACATGTTGAAAAATAAAATTAATTATTTTGTGCAATATAAGTTTTTACCGGGCTTAGGTTTTTATGGCCTTGGGTTGTCACACATGATTGGTGGCTTATCAAAAGCTTCTACTTCTATTCTAAGACAGCTTATAGACGCAGGTACTTTAGCTAATCTACCAGCTGGTTTTAAAGCTAGAGGCATGCGTATCAGAGATGAAGACGAGCCTTTACAACCTGGCGAATTTAGAGATATTGATACCACAGGTGGTACCTTGAGAGAAAATCTAATACCGCTACCAATCAAAGAACCAAGCAACGTGTTGATGCAATTACTTGGTTTGTTAGTGGATTCTGGTAAAAGATTTGCTGCTATTGCGGATATGAATATTGGCGATGCTAACGCAAATATGCCTGTTGGTACTACGGTAGCTCTATTGGAACGTGGTACGAAGGTAATGAGTGCCATACACAAACGTCTGCATTATGCGCAAAGATTAGAATTTAAACTTCTATCAAAAGTATTTGCTGAATATTTACCACCAGCTTATGACTTTCAGACAGGATCGGCACCAGCTGAAATCAAGCAATCTGACTTTGATGGTCGCATAGATGTTATCCCGGTATCAGATCCTAATATTTTCTCACAAAGTCAAAGAGTTACTTTGGCTCAAGAGTTATTACAGATGGTGCAATCAAATCCACAAGTGCATGGTCTGAACGGTATCTATGAAGCTTATCGTCGTATGTACGCAGCTTTAGGTATTGATAACGTCGAAGCCTTGATACAAGCACCACCTGACACGACGCCACGACCGATCGATGCGGGCACTGAAAATTCTGGTTTATTACTAGGTCAACCAGCTCAAGCATTTGCTGGACAAAACCATCAAGCGCATTTAGAAACACATCGCAGTTTATTTTTAACCAAAGTGGTTCAAGAAAATCCACAGATACAATCCATGATAATAAGTCATTGCATGCAACATTTGCAGTTTTTATCCACAGAATTAGCACAGGAAACTATCCCAGAAGAAGTTTTAGTTAGAATCCAAGAGGTCCAAAGCCAGATACAACAAGTTTCCCCTATGGAAGCTCAACAGATAGCGACTGAAATACAGATGATATTAGATCAATTTAGTGCGCCAATCTTAGCAGAGTTGACTGATAACTTTTTACAATCCATCGGTCAAGGTGCTAGTAGCGACCCATTAGTAGATATTAGAAAAGCAGAACTGCAACTAAGAGATAAAGAGTTAGATTTAGAAGCCCAACAATTTGACACCAAACAAGAGCAACGAGCTCAAGAAAAAATGATGGAATCAGACTTGGCGCAAAAACGTATCGATGTACAGAAAGACATCGCAGATGATAAGCTACAAGTAGCAGTGGATAGATTGGCACAAAACGCCAATCTTAAATTGTTAGAATTAGAACAAAAAATGAGAGGATGATATGAATACTAGGGAGAAGTTTTTAGCAGAATTAAAAGCAAAAAAAGAGGCAGCAAGAACTGCCGAAGCAGAAGCTATATCACAAGCCAATGCTCAAAAAGCGGCCGAGCAAAAAGAAAGTGACGAACGCATAGCTGCAAAAATTAAGCGTTTGGCTGGTGGCGATGAAGTCAAAAAGCCTAAAGCTAAAAAAACAACAGCAAAGAAAACTACAAAAAAAACCAGAGGTAGGCCTAAAAAAGCATCATAATGGATGAAGTTACACTGATGGATTTTGTCAAAAAAAAGATAAAAGACCGGGAAAACCAAATACAAGAAACTTTAATGTCTGGTTCGCTGAAAGATATAGAACATTATAAATATTTGCAAGGCGAACTTTCTGCTTTATACTATATTACCAATGAACTGCAAGAACATTTTAAGGATAACAACTAAGTAGATGAGCCAACTTAAATCAACAGATGAAATTGTTGCTGATGCTTACGTTGAACAAGACGCTAGGGTTTTAGATCCTAGTTTATTGGATAATTCTTTAATAGACCGCATGCCTCAACCAACAGGTTGGCGTATTCTAGTTTTGCCTTATGCTGGCAAAGTTAAAACGAAAGGCGGTATTATTCTGGCAAACGAAACAGTCAATCGAGAAGCTTTAGCGACAGTAGTGGCTTATGTGGTAAAGAAAGGTCCACAATGCTACAACGATAAAGCTAGATACGGAGAAACCCCCTGGTGTGAAGAAAAACAATGGGTTTTAATAGGGCGCTATTCTGGCTCTAGGTTTAAATTAGAGGACGGTGCAGAAGTTCGCATCATCAATGATGATGAAGTGATAGCCACCATTCTTGATCCAGACGACATAGTGAGTTTATGATGAGTGAACAAGAAAGTAACACAGCTCCAAATACACCAGAAGAAGAGCTAGAAATACAGGTAGAAGATCAACCAACCGAGGCAGTTGCAACTGAAACTGCTATCAGTCCAGAAGAAGAACTTGATAATTACACCAAAGGTGTTTCAAAAAGAATTAACAAGCTTAACGAAAGACATCGTGCGGCCGAAGAAAGAGCTGCTAAATTAGAGCAAGCTTTATTACAAAGTCAGAGAGAAAACGCAGCTTTCAAACAAGAAAGTTTGAAAAGCCAATCGGCTTTGATTGAAAAAGAAGAAGAAGCGTTGAAAGCCAAAGAAGTACAAGCTGATGAATTGTATAAAAAAGCAGTTGCGTCTGGCGATGCTGAATTGATGTCGAAAGCAGACACGCTCAAAAGTGATTTATCTATTCAAAAAGAAAAAGTAAGAATTGCTAAACAACAAGCAGAGCAAATGCCTACAGCCGAATCTACGCCTGTAGAAGAGAATTTTGTTCAACCAGAACAACAACAAGAAATAGTACCTACCGAACAAGCAAAAGCTTGGCACTCGAAAAATACTTGGTATGGCGATACTGCCAACCAAGATAATTTACAAGCCACGCAATATGCTTATTTCACTCATTACAATCTAATCAATGAAGGTTTTGAAGCCGACTCAGAAGATTATTACAATGAGCTTGATGCTCGTGTAGGCAAAGTTTACCCAGATATTTTATCAGGGCAAAGTGTCGCGCAAGAAGAGGAAAAACCCGCTGTGCAAAGAGTTACCTCTACTTCCGTAGGAAGCCGACAAAAAACACAAGGCAAAAAGAACGGAGTGACTTTCTCCAAAGCAGAAGTCGAACGTCTCAGAGGACTAAAGCCACACAATATGTCGGAAGACGCGTGGTTGAAGTCTGTTGCTAAAGAAAAACAAAAAATTTCCGCAAGGGAGGCAAAATAATGACTGATGAAAAAGAGAATGTAACCACTAGGCAATCTCGTGAATCCGAGCAACACGCTAAAACGACTCGTAGACAACCATGGAGACCAGTAAGAAAGCTAGAAACCCCTCCAGCTCCAGAAGGATATGAATATCGTTGGATAAGAGAATCCATGTTGGGACAAGAGGATAGAGGTAATGTAAGTCGAAGACTAAGGGAAGGTTATGAACTCGTAAGAGGCACAGATCTACCTGCTGAATTTGAATTACCTACCATGGATTCTGGCAGACATGTTGGTATTGTATATAACGAAGGTCTACTTTTAGCAAAAATACCTGTTGAGACTAAAAACGAACGTAATGCCTACTATGCTGACAAAAGTCGTCAAGCAAAGGAAGCATTGGACAACAACATGTTCAATGAAACGAACAAGGAAAGTCGATACGTCAAGTATGATTCTGACCGTAGATCGAATGTTACTTTTGGAAAAAAGTGACACTCAATAAATAGGAGTAAATCTTATGGCTAATAATGATAGTCCATTTGGCTTAAAACCTGTTCGTATGATGAGTGGTGCACCTTATTCTGGCGGTCAAAGCCGATACAGAATTGCAAGTGGAGCGACTACACCTATATTTCAAGGCGACTTAGTTACCCAACTAACAGCTGGAGTTATAGGTAGACACGCCGCAACTGGAACCGTTCCGATTGTCGGAGTGTTTAACGGAGTTCAATACACTGACCCCACTACAGGCGAACAAGTATTTAAGAACTATTATCCGGGCAGTATTGCTGCTTCGGATATAATCGCAAGCGTCGTTGACGATCCTAATGTCGTATTTGAAGTACAAGCAGATGCAGCTATGCCTGTAGCTGACTTGTTCGGAAATTTTGACATCGTGGAAAACTCACCCGTAGGCGATACTAAGTCTGGAAGATCGAACGCAGAACTTGACGTAGGTACTGGCGCTACAACAGCGACTTTGCCTTTGAAAGCTCTCGACATCTCTCAGGATCCCGATAACGATGATGTATCATCATCCAACACCAATGTACTGTGTGTGATTCAGAATCACATCATGGGACAAAAAGGTGCTGGTTTAGCATAAGGAGTAAATAAATAATGGCAATTTCAAGAGCACAACTCGCTAAAGAGTTAGAGCCTGGACTAAATTCTTTATTTGGACTTTCTTATGATGAATACGACCGTGAATACGAAGAAATCTTTGCAATAGAAGATTCTAGTAGAGCGTTCGAGGAAGAAGTCCTAATTACAGGATTCGGCTCGGCACCAACAAAGTCCGAAGGACAAGGAGTTGTTTTTGACAACGCTTCTGAAAGTTACAGCGCAAGATACACCCACGATACTGTGGCCTTAGCGTTTGCACTTACAGAAGAAGCTGTAGAAGACAATCTCTACGATTCTTTGGGTAAAAGGTATGTCAAAGCACTAGCAAAATCTATGGCTAACACCAAAGAGGTTAAAGGTGCAGACGTATTAAACAACGCTTTTTCATCTAGTTTTTTAGGTGGAGATGGTAAATCTTTGATAGCAACAGATCACCCCTTAGCTGGCGGTGGTTCAGTAGCTAACAGAGCTACTTCTATGGCTGATCTTAATGAAACGTCTTTAGAAGATGCGTTGATTGACATATCAACTTTCACAGATGATAAAGGATTAATTATCTCTGTCCAAGCGGATAAACTTATTATCCCACCGCAACTTGTTTTTGTTGCTGACAGAATACTTAATTCACCACAAAGGTCTGGCACAGCAGATAATGATATAAACGCTATCAAGAACACTAATGTTCTACCGGGCGGTTATTCAGTAAATCATTATCTTACTGACCCAGATGCTTTCTTCATCCTTACTTCAATAACGGCACAAGGAGAAGGTCTTAAAATGTTCCAAAGAACTGCGATGGAAACATCCATGGAACCAGACTTTGCTACTGGCAACATCCGTTATAAAGCAAGAGAAAGATATTCCTTTGGTTTCTCTGATTGGAGAGGAATCTATGGATCTCAAGGTGCATAACAAGAACTCGTAGTACAGTTTTTAACTCAGTATTACAAAGAAGAGGACTCGAAAGAGTCCTTTTTTTTATTTACATAGTTGTATAATAATTTATAATAATTTACAAAATATTATAAACATGAAAAATTTATACGACAAATCAGCTGCCTATGAAGCAATAACCGATGTTGGCGTAGGTTTTTTCTTAGCTTTCCCGGTTGCTTTAGGGGTACTCTCTTTTTCTACTTGGTTGGGACTGAGCATTACTACCACGGCAGTATTTCAAACAATAGTGTTTACTTTGGTTTCTTTGTTAAGAAAATACTTTGTGCGAGTGCATTTTAAGAGAACCAACGGCGAATAATCTAAATCTACCTCTCAGTTGTCAAACTTATAGGCAAGTAGTATTATCAGACTTGTAGAACTAATTGTTGCAGACATGGTGTTTGCAATGGCTAAATTTAAGGAGGCTGATTATGACTACGCACTTTACTTCGGGTGTTACCAATGTTGGGACCGATTCAACATTAGGTAAACTTAAAGCACCTGCACCCCATAAGTATCATACTTATTTTAATGATTTTGATACTTACTTAGCGTCCGATTGGACAATTACAACAACAGAGGATGGCACAGGATCCGCAACTGAGGCATTAGCTGATGGCGACGGTGGTTTACTATTAGTAACCAACGCAGCTGGAGATAATGACCACGACTTTTTCCAGCTTGTAAAAGAAGGTTATAAGTACGAGGCTGGCAAACAGTTAGCATTTAACATGCGATTTAAAACCAGTGATGCTACCCAGTCTGACATTGTTGCTGGTTTACAACTGACTGATACATCGCCATTAGATGTCACAGACGGCATCTTCTTTTTGAAATCAGATGGAGCTGCAACAATCAGCTTCATTGTTGAAAAAGACAGCACACAGTCAACATTGACTCTGCCTAATTCATTGGCTGACGATACTTTTATGACTATAGGATTCGTTTACGATCCTAAAGATCAAAAGTTTCATGTCTTTCAAAACAATGTATTAGCTGGCACAGTTGTTAGCACTAATGCTCCAGATGACGAAGAATTAACTCTTTCGTTTGGCATACAAAATGGTGCTGCTGCTGCAAAAACTTTGACTGTCGATTACATCGGTGCAAGCAAAGAACGTACTGCTGCCACAGAACTGTAAGGAGTAACACATGGCTGATACAGTAACAAGTCAGACAATACAAGATGGTGAGCGAATTGCCGTGCTTAAATTCACTAACGAGAGTGATGGCACAGGCGAAGCGGCTGTAAAAAAAGTAGATGTTTCAGCCTTGACTACTAATAGTCGAGGCGAAGCATGTACTTCTGTATCTATAGCTAGAATATATTGGGCATGTCGAGGCATGGGTGTTGATATTGAATTTGACGCTACCACCAACGTACTAGCAACCACTTTACCAGCTGATAGCACTGGCGATGAATACTATGATTTATTTTCTGGTATTCCAAACAATGCTGGCAGTGGGGTAACTGGTGATATAGATTTCACAACCATAGGCCATAGCAATGGCGATGCTTACTCCATCATTTTGGTTTTGAACAAAAACTTTTAAGTGTGGCTGACACAAGTGATGTAAAAAGACTCCCTAGCGGTAGATTATCTTATCGTGGGGAGACTTTTTCTGGCTACAATCAACAAAAAAGAACGCCTGGCAAAAATAAAAAATTTGCTGTGTTAGCAAAAAAAGGCGACCAAGTTAAGATTGTTAGGTATGGCGATCCAAACTTGTCAATCAAAAAAGACCAACCGAAAAGACGCAAATCATTTCGAGCTAGACATGGCTGTGACGCTGTGGAAAAAAAGAAAGATGTTTTTGCTGCTTCTTATTGGTCTTGTAAAAACTGGTAAATTATTATGGCAAAACAAAAAATTAAAAAAGTTATCAAAGGGTTAGAAAAAGCTAGTAAAACCCATGCTAGTCAAGCTAAAACTTTAAAATCAATAGGAATGAAAGAGGGTGGTAGTGTGCCATCTAACGTAGCAAACCCAGCTTTGTATAGAAAAGCGAAAGCCAAAGCTAAGGCTAAATTTGACGTGTTTCCAAGTGCTTATGCTTCTGGTTACATGGTTCAAGAATACAAACGCATGGGCGGTAAATATAAGGGCAAGAAGAAAGCTGAAGGCGGAGAGGTCAAAAAAGATTTAAAACCAATACCAGCTGATAATAAAGGTCTTAAAAAACTGCCTACTAAGGTAAGAAACAAAATGGGTTTTATGAAAAGCGGTGGTGCAGTCATGGTCCAAGCTCGTGGTTGTGGTGCCATTATGCCCGGTAAACAAAAAATGACTAAAGTGCCTAGAAGCTAATGTCTTTAAAAACTTGGTTTGGTAAAGGTTCCAAAGGTGATTGGGTAGACATTGGTGCGCCCAAAAAAGATGGTAAGTTTCAAGCTTGTGGACGTAAATCCACTAAAGGCTCAAAAAGAAAATATCCCAAATGTGTGCCGAGATCACAAGCTCGGAACATGTCAAAAGGTCAAATAGCTTCTGCTGTCAAAAGAAAAAGATCAAAAAAACAAGGCGTTGGCGGTAAACCAACTAATGTTAAAACTTTTGCAGCAAAAGGTGGTATTATTAAAACCAAACCTAATATGGGTTTATACGGAAGGAGTTAATTATGAAAGGTCGTAAATATATGGCAAGAGGTGGTGCTATGAAAGGTACGAAAGGCATGGCTAAAGGTGGTGCTATGAAAGGCACTAAAGGCATGGCTAAAGGCGGAGCAATGAAAGGCACCAAAGGTATGGCAAAGGGCGGTGCTATGAAAGGCACAAAGTACATGGCTATAGGTGGTGCAGCTCGTGCTGAAATGAAAGCTAATTCTGGCATGAGCAATATGCCTAAATCAGTAATGTCAGCTTTGATGGGCGAAGGTACTAGAGCTCAAGGTCAAACACCTATGTTAAAAAAAGCAAAAGGTATGGCTAAAGGCGGTTCTATGAAACGAGCCAAAGGTATGGCAAAAGGTGGTCGCGGACTGTACGGTAAATAAATAAACTAATTAAATATTGTGGCATATTTAATCTCAAACATACCTCAGTTTAAGTGTTGGGTGCGTAAAGAATTTACTGCTAACCATCAAAAATATCATGGCGAGTATCTACACGCCTTAGTTTTTGCAGTGAACACTTTGCCAGACAGATCGCTTTCCTTCCAAGTGGTCTTTACTGGTTGCGAAACAGATTTTGAAGACTATCCAGATGAAAACATACACGGTGGTGCTATGTGGGCTAGGATGCCCATACAAGCTCTTATAGCCGATATTCCCTTAGCAGAGTGGCCAGAACCTATGGAAGACCATTTAGCACAACCATGGGACTGTTTGAGCCATCATCACTCGGTTATAACCATGGATAGGGTTAGTAGCTCCCCTTGGATTTGTAAAATTGGTGGTGAGTTTTACACGGGTAAGTATTTATTTACGGTGGATTACACCGAACACTCTATTGCTGACGATCCCGCTCAACATAAACAATCACATGTGTTATATTTAACTGACGCTGGCGAGTTTACGGGCAACTTTGTCGCTTTACCTAACAATAGAGTTAGAGCAACAAATCCTGCATTGTGGCGAGTTGGCGAAGGCGCACCAGACTTTATGCCTTCGCAATGGACTCACTCAGCAGAACAACATGAGAGCTATATGGATCCCGAAATAACTTTCAACAATCTATACGCTCAAGAGGACAAAGATGGCAACGAGTAGTAGTAAAAATTTTGAACCAGACGTAGCAGAGTATATTGAAGAAGCTTTTGAGCGTTGTGGTATTGAGTTACGCACCGGGTATGATTTAAAAAGTGCTACTAGAAGTCTTAACATTATGCTTGCCGAGTGGGCAAATAGAGGCTTGAATCAATGGACTATCGCACAAAAATCAGTTGCTATGGTCAAAGACACCGCTACTTACAATATTGATAGCAC